TGTCCGTAGTGAGCCTCCTGGCATATCTGCTGAGCTAGCTGAATCTGATCCATATCCCTAAACCTCCTTTTGCAACTATCCTACGGTTTACAGTTATAGCAAGAGGCACTAGCCTTGCTATGCTAGTGCCCCTGTTGTATCAAAATTATATGTTGTGCTGTCAATCACATGTGTGCCTGTATACATTACGCCGTCTTGCCCTAGGTAATACCATACGCCATAATGCTTTAACCATCCTCTGTGCATTGCACCGCTGGAGTTCAGATAGAACCACTTGCCGTTATCCTGTAGCCAGCCGGTCTTCATCGCACCGCTGGAGCTTAGATAATAGCTATTGCCACCTTCCTGAATCCAGCCAGTCTGCATAACTCCATCGTTGCCTAGATAGTACCAAGCGCCGCCAGTGTACTGCCATCCCTTCTGCATTGCACCGCTGGAGTTTAGAAGATACCACTTGTCATTATCCTGTACCCAGCCAGTTTTCATCAATCCACTCGCATCAAGGAAATATCTGTGACCACCGTCTTCTACCCAGCCTGTCTGCATAGCACCATCATTGTCCATGAAGCACCAGTCTTTTCCGTACGTTATCCAACCTGTCTTGAGTGCACCCGACGAATCAGCGAAATACCACTTATCCTTGGCTTTCACCCAACCAGTACCCATGATTCCAGATCTCGTTAATACATATTTCTTTTTTGCTGCTTTGTCGTAATACACAGTGTCCTGCAGCATTAAGTTATAGCCTTCTGAATCGAAGCAGTACCAAGCTCCTTCGATATACTGCCATCCTGTAGCGTACTTGCCGTCATCCTTAATATAAGCGTAAGACCATCCGTCTGGCGCGGTAGCATCTCCCCAGATCTGCCATCCCCTAATAATAGGATGGTAAGTCTTTGCCTTTACTAAAGCTCTGCAAGATTCATCGGCAAAAGTCTGAAGATCTGCGGAAGACTTATCAAAGTCCTCTACGATAGCCCCAACATTTTCAATAGCTTTGTATGCAGGTGTATTGTGCTTGTCTGCATATAGCTTGTATGACAGCTGACGAAGCGGTCCATTTGACGAGAGCACAAAGTTCTTAGGCTCCAAGAATTCAAGTAACTGCTTACCATTTGCACTTGAGATGCCGTGATGACCAGTTCTTAGAGTGTCTATAGTGCCAGATTTCTTATAAATAACCTCTCCATATTTATAATCGATCATCGCAGATGCGTCTCCGAGTATTACCGCATTGTGTAGCCCCTTGGTAATCTGCGTGATTATGGAGTTATCGTTCTCCGTATACCCCTCTTTGTTGACAATACTATCTAGGTTGTACAGCGCGATATCTAGGTTGCCAAACTTAAAGCTAATATTGTCGCTATAGTCGCCCTTCTTAGTCATCGTTGCATCTAGCTTAGAAAGTCCACTCGTATCATCGGAGGTGATATCGACCATTGTAACCTTTGCCTCGGTTAGCTTTCGTGTAACTTCCTTAAAGTATTCAGCCGTCTGCCATGTCGGATCTTCGTACTTAGGATCCCAATTTAGATATTTCTTATGAATATAAACGGTATCTGAGTCAAAGAATGGATTTCCATCGGAATTCTTCTCGTCAACCAAATCTATAAATCCACCTATGTGGTCTGAATGCGCATGCGTAGCAACTGCGAAATCAATATGCTTAACGCCTAGCTTCCTCATAAATTCCGCTACGGTCTTTCCATTACCGCCCTGAACAGCATATGGTCCATATTCGCTAGGGTTTGACGCATCAATCATACCGAACTTGCCGTTGCTTTGAACGAGAGTGCAATCACTATGTGAACCATCTGTTGACGGAAGTGATAGATAGTATACCTTATCGCTCTCAGCATCCCATGTTGGATTTTCGTCATCTGCGTTTACATTAATTGGGCAAAATACGACCAAAAAAAATAGCAACACGAGACTGCTACATATAAACGCCAGTATAGAGTTATAGTTCCTTCTTTCCATTTCAACCTCTCACTAAAAAAATATGCTTCATGTAATAGAATAATTTTATATTACAGATGTTGTATTTTCAAGTATTTTATCGGTTAATAGGGTTTGCTCGCCTCCAATTTAGTTATCATATATTTTCATCATTTTCTATTGGATAACAGGAATAAAAAATGTTATCTGCCCTATTTACACAGACCCTCATAAGTGATAATCTACAACTCATGCAAAATTACTATTAAAATTAAATGAGGAACTGAACTATGAATCACGAAGAACCTTATTTTGATGGCGGACTATTTCAGCTTATTGGCTACAGCATCCTTGGTACCCTTATTACAACTGCAACTCTCGGCATTTGTCTGCCTTGGGCATACTGCATGATTTACAACTGGGAAATAAAGCACACTGTCATAGAAGGTAAGCGCCTAGAATTTGATGGTACCGCTGTGCAGCTATTTGGAAACTGGATAAAATGGCTTCTGCTTACAATTGTAACTTTTGGAATCTATGGATTCTGGGTGAGCATCAAGCTTAGGCAGTGGAAGACGATGCATACACATTTTGTGAATTAGATAATGTAAAAAGCCTCGAATCCGCCGATCAAAAGGCGTTTTCAAGGCTTTTATTATTGGAGCTGCTGGCGAGAATCGAACTCGCAACCACTTCATTACGAGTTAATTCTAAATCGTGTATTTTTCAACACTTATGTTGATTATTGCAACACGTTTTATCAAATACGTTCTAATTCACATCCTCTAGGTTTTTTCGGTAGCATTTCTACGATTGTCATTCTTTGTTTGATTCCGTTTTTTCCGCCTAAACCTTCGTATATTTCAAATTGCGATTTTAAATTCTCGTATTCATCCAAATATACAAAGCCACGATTTATAACTTCATCAAATGCAGGTTCGAGTATGTCGTGGAGAAGCCACATCACGCCTTTTACAAGGCACTCGTTAGTAACATTTCCCTCTTTTTGTTTTTTTATCAAATACCTTACGTACCCTCCTAGCATACCGACAATGGCTCCGATAATCAAGTTAATAATAGTGCTCATTGCAGAGTTACATGCTGTTATCATCATTTGATATACACCTTGCTTCCCTGGCGAGTGCAAATCCATCCGGACGGAATGCGCATCCAATCTCCTCGCATTTCTAAACAGGTCACCTGAGTACCTGCACGCAAGCAAGCTAGGCTTCCAGCGAGTGCGTGTCTCTTTCCGTCTGCAGTCAACTCGGAATATGCTCGCTGCCTATATCCTGTTCCCGGGCCAGTTCTTACGCGCATATCAGAAATTAATTGATATGTCCTACCTACAGCGTATGCGCTCGTGCTGCTAGGTGTGTATGTCGGTGCTGATGTTGCTCCTGATTTCGTGAGATAGTCCATACAAACCCAGCCACCAGCTCCTACAGATCTACCCCAGTTGCCACTCATTTCTACAATTCGAAGCGGCGTGCCATTCGATAATGTAGTTATCCTTGCATAGTTTGTTCCAGGTCCTTTTCTAACGTTAAGGCCTGTGGACGAATTGACCTTGTATAATCCATAATTTCCTGAACTAGAACTTGGCGGTGCCGTGCTCACGCCGTCAAAATTTGGTCTCACAAATCCTCTTATATATCTACCGTTAATAGGCACGCTCCTATATCCCACAACGGACGATGCACCCTTGTTTCCCTCAATAACGGTAATCATTCCACCGCCAACAGATACGACCACGCCTACATGGTCTGGTCCACCTACGTTATCGCCGTATCCGGAATCCTGCCAATCATATAGGATTAGGTCTCCAGGGCTTGGAGTGTATGAATCGCTTTCAATCCATATACCCATCTGCTTGGCTTTAGAAACCATTGTTCCACAATTTGCGCTGACCGGGATTAGATTTCCAATTCCTAACTCGTATGCCCAAGCGGACACAGACGCAGCGCACCACGGCGCAACATAGTTCATTGGCCAGCCATCTGGTTTATGCTGGTTAAAAATATCGATAAGGCGGCGGTGTTTAGCTGAACCTCTAACCGCTCCGAGGTAACTAACTGCCGTCTGTACGAACTGCTGTCTAGTTGCCATTAGCCTTTCGCCTCGCTTTCCTCTTCATCCTCGCTCTCTTCGCTTGTCTTTTCCACGCTGCTAACCTCTTCATTTGTATTTGCCTCTTCGACAGGCTGTTTATTTACATAGTTATCAACATGCTGTACGTATTCGTTTATTTTTTTAGATTCCTTTAAGTAATCCAGCAACTCTTGTGATTGCTTCGCCTCTTCACTGTAATTGTGATTGAAGTAATGATTCACCGCATACGATATCGCAAACGCAATTACGTATGCCACCTTACCTATCACTGTGTCGCTAATTACCGGGACGTTGACTCCAAATACCATTAGTACAGCGATTACGCCTGTGATGATCATTGCAATGCCATCTCTTAGTTTAGTTCTTTTGTTTTTATCCATATGTGCCTCCTACACTTTCTATAAATTCTGCTTTAATAATTTTAAAGAAATGAGGCTGTCATTTCGACAGCCTCACAATTTACCTTCTTTTCTTCTTCCTCTTGTTCCTAGTAGCGTATTTATAGCTTCTCTTTATAACAGCATCTGCAGTATACTTGCGATCTCCTGGGTATAGAGCTTCTATTTTTTGTGCATACACTCTCGCAGTTTCAACATCTCCGCGAGCAAGTGCCTTGTTGATATATGGATAGTAGCTATACCTTATGCTTTGTTTTGCACTATATAACACCTCTTCACGTTGGAAATCAACATTCGTCGGATCTATACGTTCTATCTTTGCGAGTTGCTTTTCAACCTTTAAGTTGTTTTGAGCTTTTAAACCATCAATAACTCCTTTGAGATATTCCTTTCGTATCCACTCTTTCGATTTTTCTATTGCTACCTCAGAAGTATAGCGCTCTCCTTGAACTTCGATATTCATCTTGTTGAATTTGTTTGCGAGCTTTTCAGCCTCTGCAGTGTTACCTTTCATGAGAGCATTCTCAATCTTTTTGAGCTGATCGGTTTTCACTTTATTAATCCTGCTTTGGAAGTATCCCTCTGCATCCAGCATACTATTTCTTGCCGCAAGACTCTTTGCGAGTTTTTCAGCCTCTTCATTCTTTCCTTTCTTGATAAAGTTATCCATTTCATCATTATGGTTTCTCTTAATGCGATTAATCGTTTCTTTATCGATTCTCTCTCTTGTGTACTCTTTATCGTTTTCAAGAATGTATTTAGCTGCCTTTTCTCTCGTTTCGCTATCGTACTTTTCGGAGTCGGTCGCAACGCTTTTAAAGTAACCTTTATTACCCTTGTATGTTTTCTCAATCTTTGAGAAGTCCATTAGTAAATCTTGCTTTGTATTTGCACCGGTGAAAAAGTCGTGTATTGATGCTGCGTACGCAAACGAGCCCTTCAAATCCCTATAAACTACATCTACAGGAAGTCCGAAGAATACACCTGCAGCATTAGCGACCTTTTCAAGTTTTGTAACTAAACTATTTTTAGGATCTACGCATGCCTTGTATGCGTCGCTAATTTTTACGAACAGAGACATGTCTAATCTTGATGGTGTGTAGCCTTGTAGCGCTGACTGGATGTCCTTTCCTACAGGTAGCATAGCTATAGGGTTTAGTTCCCCAAATAGATTTCCATCTGTATGGAGTTTATTCTCTCCTAGAAGCGCATCGAAGAATCGTTCAACAATATTCTTGTCCTTTTTATCATCGTCCGCTATATGTCTTATTGCAGCATCATAAAAAGATTTCATAACCGCCATTGCTGTTGCTGACGTTACGAACCAACCAAACTGTTTTGCGACTAGCTTTCTAGCTTCTGATACATTGCCCTCATCATACATTTGCTTTGCAATTTGCGTATTGGTAATGAACAGTGACAACGTTTTAGTTGGCTCTGATAAGAATGCTGTTAACACTGATGATCCTACATCCTTTTGCCTCATTAGTTCAGATCTTGATAGTACAGAGTCGAACACCTGAGTTCTATACACAACTTCTCTAAACTGTTCATTTACTGCTTGCCAGTATCCCTCGTCTCCTTCATGGATGTTCATTGTGTCTTCAACTTTGAGCTTACAAGCACCCCAGATTTTACCCCATGTCATATTGTCAAGGAAACCGTACATATCAAGAGTCACTTTCTCTAGTTTATTTTCCTTGTTAATCATGGCATTAGTAAGGCTTGGTCCTACGTCTGTTGAATAATAGCCTAGGTCTTTCCACACAGCGACACCTGAATGCTGTTGCATCTCTTTTACCGCGTCGCGTGAATACTTGCTCCTAGCTAGATATTTTGGATTTATCACGGCGGATGCTCTAACGATTGACATAGGCTGCTGCATGGCCACTCTTCCGTTGGCTGCAATTGCAGCACGCTTTGCGGTTCCTATAATCTTAGTTGTGATAGGCATCTCGCTTTTTGCGATATTGCCGTTTACATCCTTTAAAAATTTCTCTATGTATTCATTAGCCTCTCTACCATATGCACGCTCAATCGCCTCTCTAACAGAGCCTTTAATTACGCCATCTTCTCCATAGTCTCTGTAGTTCCACACGTTCTCTAGGTCTTGTAGCGGCATAGATAGCGCCTGGTACGCACTCATAGCGCTTATATGGTTTGATGCGACACTTAATACGTTATCTAATACAACCGCATTCTTTGCTGATGGTTTCGTTTTCTTTGCAAATCCTGGATTGATAATTTTAGTTACCGCTGCCTCTTCAACATTAGCATCTACAGTCTCTCTCGCAATTTTGATAGGGAAATAGTTTTCTTCTGTAAACTTGTTATATCCCCATACTTTCATAGATACTTCATTTCCCCAATCAGAAACTGTTGTATTTAGATAATGCTGTATCATCTTTGCACACTTTATTTCTTCCGGAGATAAGCTCTTAACGATATTTATAATATCACTATGCGTTATCTTTTCTCTCTGCATGGAGCTTTTTCTAAGTACAGTGTTTTTGCCGAGTTTCTTCGGTTTAACTTCTGCAGTCTGGATACCACCAGCAAGTATATGTTCTAACGCCTGTTTTCTTTCACTAAGAAGGAACAGTGTTACCATCTGCCCATGAGTTAGGTTTAAGGTTTTCCCAGATTCCAGCTTGAAGGATTCTACTTTTGAATCTTCCCAGATAGTATTAAATGCATCTTCTCCTACAGCCTCTTGAATTCTCTGAAATTCATTTTGGGTGCTCTTAACATTCATAGCGTGATCATCAAATCCGATTGTTATCTCTTTAAACAGTTTGTTAAGTGTGCCACCTAGTACAGCAAACCTATCTGCAGGATTAATGTTCCTCGAGAATATGAACTTGGATACAGCACTAGCTCCGCCAGCATAGCGATTCTTTTCTGCCTTTTTACTGAGTTCGTTAATTACTGCGTTTCCTGTTCCACTGATTGTTTTGTACTGGTCATACTTAAGCATATCGTTATGCTTATTTACAATGCTATCTAGACCTCTAATAACATCTCTCACACTTTCGATTGTATCGGCGTCCATATCGACAAGCCTTGATTCTTTTAAAGCCTCAAGAACTGAATCAATTTGATTCATAAAATCTTCGTCCTCAACAAAACTAAACGTACTGTCACCGTCGTTCTTTTCTTCAAGCACCTTGCGATATTCGTTTTTTAACTCCATGAAGTTTTCGTAGGTCTTGTTGTATCCGTGCGTTTCATAGAACGCGTCGCCACGATCTGTGGAGAAATCCATTTCATGAAGAACCTTTGCGATAGACTTCCTGAACTCTTCCGGCATAAACTGCGTATTAGTAGGTTTTAACAGCTTGTTTGATAGCTTATTTGAGTACCACTTAATGCTATTAATCGCCTTACTCTTTCTGTTCAGTTCGCTACGTTCTTTTCTTAAATCTCGCTTTAGCTCGCTTACTGACTCCCTTTCTTCTTTAATAGCACTTTCGAGTTCTTCTATAGCCTTGTCTTTTTCTGCTATTTCCTCTTCATGTTTCTTTTCTGCTTTTTGTCTCTTTATAGTCTCTCTTTCTTTTATTTTGTTTCTTGCATCCTTTACAGCAGCTTTAAGCTTCTCCTGCTGTCTATCTGCATAGGTCATTTCTGGTTTCATAGAAATTGCGTTGTCTAGTATTAATTCCGTGATATCACTAGCAACGTTTTTATATTCGCCGTTAATTAGACCATCTGTTTCTGCAGATGTTTCAACCATATCTACAGCATTACACAGGTTCTTTACAGCCTCTTCTGCGTCTGATGCATCTGACGCGAATAGTTCAGGGTATTTCTCGCCTAATTTATTCTGGAAGAAGTCATACACTAGTTCAGCAGGCATTGTATGCTCACTGTTGATATCTGTTGTGAATCTTAACGCGTGACCATATCTAGCCTTTAGTTCCTGGTAATTTAGTTTCTTTGCTAGTTCTGGAGAAATATAAATTTTACCTACACTGAGTAGATCTATTACTTGCTTCTTTGTTTGTAGGTTTTCCTTTATATTATTCTCATTCGAATTAAGGAGTGCGTTCGATAACCTTGCAGCTGCAGAATATGCTGCGCTAGCGTTTGGTGTTGCCTGGTGCACGGCCGACCAAACCTCTTCATAGATTCTCATAGCATCTTCTGCCGGCATTTTCGAACCAGTGTCATTAATCAGCTTGTTGATGAGCTTCTTTGACTTTGCCTGTTCTGGCTTATTCATAGCACTTCTTTTCATGCTAGCTTTCAGCTTACTGATCCTTGCTTCTTGCTTATCTGCATAAGTAACAATAGGCTTAATCTCGCCAAGGCTGGCTTCTAGATTAGCTTTAACATCCTTTATTAATTCATCTTCGTATTCAGCAATTTCTTTTTCGGTGTACTGAGTTAGATTTGCACCGCCATCAAAAAGATAAACTTTATTATCTTTTACCGATGCATATTCAGCAATTGTAGCTAGAGCTGTAACAAAGTCTGTAACATCGTCTAGACTTCGTCCGTCAACCTTGATAGTATCTCCGAACAGCTCGTTCATTTCAGATAGCATGTCATCAACCGGAACAGCGTATTCCATTCTATCGATGTTCTTATTAAGTTTTATTTTGAAAGCGCCATCGATATAATCTTTAAACTTCCCAAATGTACCGTATCTATTCTTGATTTCTGCTTCTAAATCTTCATCGATAGAGATAGTCATATTTTTAAGGTATCTCTGTACATCCCTTATTTCTGGAGATATGCGATTAGTCTCATAGGTATTCTTAACAATCTCTCTTGTTATTTCGTTTAATAACCTCTCTTTTGTTGCATCATCACCTGATTTAGCTGCTTTATAAAGATTGTGATAATCAATACGTAAATCTTCTGCTTTTACATCTGAACCGACCTCTGTTATTAGTTCTTTTAGGTAACTAACAACAGATGACCTTTTAGGGATTGTTCCCTTTGTTTTAGTCTGATTTAGAATCAGTGCATCGATTTTCTTGTTAAGCTGCCTGATGGTGTTAGAATCAGCTTGCTGATTGTCAGGGATATCGAAAATACTGTTTTTTCTCTGGTATTTTTCCTTGACCTCTTCGTTGTTTTGTGATAAATTTACATTATCAATACCAACATGGGCGTTATTTTTACTATCTTCATTGATAGCTTGCCAATGTTGGTCTTTTTTTATTTTTTCGAATTTAATGTTGTAAATAAAATCCCCATCAGTTCGGTTTTGCACATTAATCAATAATTTATACGGCGTTTCTCCTATTACAATTTCTTTTTTGTAGTACTCCCATTCGATTACATTTTTGTGTTCCTTCTTTTCAGGTCCGGATCTTATGTATTCCGAATTCTGTAACAGTTTCGATAAATCTCCTTCATAGAATAGATTCACCTTTTTATTAAATGCATTAATCGATTTTGTTTGTTTGTCACCGTAAAAATTCTTTCCTGCGAAATCCTCATGTGGCTTAGCTGTATACTTTCTACCTTTGCCATTATCGAATTCAACATTTAATACTTCTCCGTTTTCAAATCTCTCTGTTAATTCTGTTCGCTTTTCTTTTTTTGTGAGTTTTTTCGTTTTGCTAGAAATTGAGAATACATCTCTGCCCTCCGAATCCTTACCCTTATACATGAATTTGATTTCATCATCGTTATTAACAGCCTCTTCAAATTTATCTATTTCAGGATTCATTAAAGCTTCTGCCCACATTTCTTGTGCTTTTTCCAGGATTCCTAATTCTTCAAGCCACTTACCGCGGTATTCCCCTTTTAATGCATTTATAACATTCTTGCTTAATGTGTTTAGCTTATCTACTGTAGACTTAATAGCCTTGAGGATTGTTTCTCCAAGGCTTCTATTTTTTTCTACAAGTGTTTTAACCGCTGCCTCTGCATCGGCATCACCTTTCCAGAATACATCTGTAGCATCCGCTAGTAATTCATCTTCTGCTTCGGCACGTGATATGTCCTTGTAGTCATTCATATACTTGTTGAGTTTATTTTCATACTCAGCAAGATTTGAGTTATAGAATTCATCAAGTACATACTTTTTAAATGCTGCATACTGCCTAGGTGAATTAACCTGGATATGGTGTGTTACCTCGTGTTTTAGAACATCAATAACTGGGCTATCTGATTTCATGGAGATGTGAATAGTTCCGTTTTTGTAATAGCCGTTTACTTCGCTACCTTCTGAATCTTTGATATTCTCTTCAAGAGATATTTCAACGCCAAAAGACTTAGCGAGTGTTCTGTACGCATTAATCATAGAACTACTCATACTTACGTTCTCACCAAGTGTTACTCTTCCGGCTTTAAATCCTATTGGTAGTTTAGATTTCTTTGTAATGATGTTGTTATCTTCTCTCTCGGCTTTTCCTATCTCGTATATCTTTTTACGGATATCTGCAGGTACTAAATCGCTTTGGAATATAACCTTGTCGAGATCCTTGTAGTCTAGTCCACGCCTTCCAGAATCATAGAAGTAATTAAACGCATATGCATAGTTTAAAAATTCCTCGCCTTCCTTCACATCCTTTGCGCCTTCATCGAACAGCTTTTCTATCTCAGGATTTGTTTTCATGCCAATAGATGCTAGCATTTCTTTTTTTGCTGCATCCTTTGCTTTTGGCAATATTTCTTCAACGTTGCTCTCGTATCTCGCTTCCATAAATGAGTTTAATTCTTTCTTAAAGTGCTGCGTTTCTCTAGCACCGCCCATTATCATTCCATTGTTCATTCTAGGCAGCATTCCTACATTTAAGTCCTGTGTTGTCTCATTTTGGATTAATTCAAGAGCTGGATTGTTATCTACTGTGAATAGTACATTTTCTACATCGGCGCTACTTCCTGTTCCCTCTAATATCCTGGCTACTGGGAATGACAGTTCATCAATAGTCTTTTTAGGAGTATCTGCATCTTGTAAGTACTTCCTAACTTCTTTTTCTCTGTTCGCAACTTTTTGAGTTAAAAGCACGGATGCCTTTTCTCTATCATATTCAGTGTTTAGTCCTTCTTCGGATCTGATAATAAAACTACCTGATACATTTTCTGCACCTCTTATGCGCGATTTCTTTGCAGCGCTTAAAAGCATCTGGTCATGCTCTGTCAATTCTCTTCCGGATTCAATTTTATGTTTTAAATCCAGAATAGCGTTATTCAGCACTTTTCCGCCCTTAAGCCTGTTCTTGTCAATCGATCTAGCGAAATTGTTTGCACTGGACTTTTCAGACATAGCAAGACCTGCCTGCAGTATTTTTTCTTTATCTTCTGCAGACAGTTCAATATCCATATTTACTCCGCTAGGTCCACCAACAATACCACCTATCGCTGTACCTACTATCCCCTGGTACACAGCATCCGCAAGATAGCCTGTAGGATTTTCTGCGATTTTCTTAAACGCATCCGGGTCGTAGAATCTATCAGATATTGGCTGGAGAATTGCATTCATGAATTCTTCTACACCTTCGGATGATGCAGCTAGACCAAGCTTAATCGCTTTATATCTTATCTCATCTGCCGCAGTTCCCTTTGCAAATCTAGCCGCCATTTTGTTAGCAAACTTTTCAGCACCATTATCTAATAGTCCTCTACCTGTAGAGTTTCTCATGATATTTGATGTACTCCACATTTTTTCAGTTCCAATATTAATTCCAGCGTTTGTTAATCCTGCGCCCCACTGAGAATATATACCAGCGCCTGCAGCTCTCGCATCTCCTGCGCCTTGTCCGAACGCGTTTACGCCCATTACAGGTAGTATTCCTACACCTGTAAATTTGCCTACAGCTAAATCAGCAAGGAAACCTAGTGTTCCTTGCGCAATATCTATAGCAAACTTCTGACCAGCGCTAGGCTTTTCAATCACGCCCTCTCTTGGTTCGTTACCCTTGTTGTCTTTTAAGTATAGTTTCCTCTTGAACTTACCTGCTTTAGTGTCATACTGTAGTTCTGTTTTATAAATACCTGCCTCTTTCGCCATGTAGTTAAGCGCTTCGGCTTTTTGTCTAGTTTTTTCTACGTATTTATAGAATCCGCTAAATGCATCTCTAGCATCTTTTGACAGTTTGTCAGCGTCTAGCATTCCATTCTTGATGTATCCTAGTTCGCTGTATCTCTGTAGATCCTGGTGCATACTCTTAGGATCGAGTGTAGGTGTTGAGGTAACAGTCCACGCTGCATTAAGTAAGTCAGATTTTTTAGATTCAATTAAGCCTTTAAGGGCATACAGCGCACGTCTATCCGAATTATTATTTACACCTGCCATCTGTGTATTGTTGAATATATCGTTTGCGCGCCTTACAGGATCTTTGCTTACATAATGCTTATTATCTCCGTAGATAATTCTCTTTACTGCTTTTCTTGCAGCTGCTCTTGCCTCTGCAGGTGTATTTCTTCTAAACGCTATAGGAGCGTACCCCATCTTGGCAGCCTTTTTATACGTTTGAGATTTAACCGACTTACCTTTTTTTGCTTTACCTGTTAAAATCCCTTTCGCTGCATTCTGGGCAATTTGAGCAGCAACACTAGGAACATATGATACAACCTGTGTTGACTGCTCCTGAGAGCTGCGCCCTCTTCCTCTTCTTCCTTTTCGGCTGCGTCTACCGCCCCCAGAGCGCCGACCTGCTCTAGAGGCTGAGTCTTTTTTTAACTGATACTCTCTTTCCCAGTGTGAATCACTCACGCTGTCTCTTCCCTGCTGATAGTTAAAGTTTCTCTCCCAGTGACTATCTGATACATTATCTCTTTGTTTTTGGTAATCAAAATTTTTATCCCAATGTGAATCAGCAACGCTGTCTCGTAGCTTCTGGTAATCAAATGTTTTATCCCAGTGCTGGTCAGCGACATTATCTCTTCCCTGCTGGTAATCGAAGTTTCTCTGATCAGTAAATCTATTGAACGCCGAATCGTCTAGTGACTTCATGGTTCCAAGTAGATTTAAGCCATAGTTTCTATCTGCGTTAAATCTGTCATATGCTAAACGTTCAAGCTCTGGTATCTTATCTGTTAAAGCTTGATTGTACTGATTCTGTGCCTGTGCCGCTGCACTTACCGCATAAGAACTAGCCCTACCACCTGTTAATGCTGCTTGGTTTGCAATTGTATTTTCATTAGCCCTGTCACCTAGTCTTGCATACTCTTTAACAAGTGCCTGATATGACGCATCTGTCATAGGATCGTACTTAAAATTAGCTGTGTTATCCTGTGCCTTCTGTACAAGCGCTGCAATCTGCTCGCTGTATGCGCTTTTAAATGGATCTTTATTTGCCATGCCTTCCTCCTGGTTTTCTTTTTTATTACATATTACACTTGTATTTATGATTTTTCGCTCTCTTCATAATGCAGAAAACGCCACCAACTTAACAGTTGATGACGTTTCCAGTACATCCTACTACAGCATGGTAGTCGATTAACAAAATTATGATTCGTATATGAATAAATCACTTTGAGCTTGCCAGGACCCTCGCCTAACTTCATACACATGTCCTGCCACTACGGGCACTGTTATCGTGCCGTAATGTTGATTGTACTCTATAGTGTGCATTCCGATATATGCATCAATATTTTTGTCTTTGATGAAAATATATGCCGAGTCAGCTTGCGCTCGTCCAGTGCATACAAGCGTTCCATTCTGCGGCGCAGTCCACGTACCGCCTAGTGTAACGCGTTCTTGGGTTTTTGTTCTACCCCCCCCATGTACTATACCTATCATACTACCACCTCCTAGATATACTCAATTACTACCTTGATATCGCAATTTCTCCACTCTGCGCCAGATATAATTTGTAAAATATTTCCTTTGATTACTGCTGAAATTCCCCACTCTATGTATCCGCCATTGCCGTAATTTAGCATTGGGTAAGAGAGTGGCAACACGTAACCAGCTTTATAGTGTACTACTCCAGTTATAGATATAATGCGAGAAGCAGCAATATCTATCGTTTCTATATTGTTTTGTCCTACTGCGATATTTACGCTATCTTTTCTCACGATTTTTCTTTGCGTTGTTGCCGCATTTACCGCTCCTATCATTAATTACCTCCTGCAGCATTCTGAGCCTCTAGGCTCATAGATTTTGTAAACTTGCAATTGATTCTGATATCTTCTTTAGGCTCTCTCGTTAGGTATACCTTAAGGTAGATATCGTTAGCTGATTGCTCGTACAGTCCCGACTCTGTGTTTGTCTCTAGTGCACATATAGGATATAGTTCCGGGCAAATCTTTTCAGGATATAGCTCTGGGAGCCATTTCTCGTCCATTTGTTCTCCTACCATATCTCTAGGTAGTGCTAGCTCAAATATATATTTTGCGCCAGGGAACCTAGTCGAATCCATTAGTACAGAGTTTTTAGCAATTTCGATATCAATAATTACCACTCCGTTTCTATGCCCTCTAACAAGACCTCTGAACACTGTTTCTTTTTTGAATTCCGCACCTTTCGATACAATCATATCGAGATCACATTCAAACGCATCTCTTTCGGATGGTTTGCCAAGTGCAAACCCCCTTCCGGTCATTCTGAAATCAAACAGTTTGAAAGCAGATTGAAAAAACATGTGGCTCACTCCGTCACCACCTAGTCCATCTGATGCATACAGTGCAAAACTGTGTGTATATGATTTATTAACTGCCACAGTTACATCATATGTTGATGTAACCCACCCAGATTCATCAGTATCTGTTTTGATTAGTTTTGTGGTGATGTTGGTCGGTTTGTAAGCTGATTCATTCGACCTTTTGATTTTGCCGGATAAGGTTATTTTATCTACTTTCTTTGCAGCGCCACTCACGTTTATAGGGAACCACCCAACTTGAACCTGTGCAGTTCGATAGCTTCCGTCTTTTTTCGCCGTTCCATCTGCATTTGACTCGTAAGGATTTTTAACTACCGTGATTCTTGGTTCGCCATAAAGCGCCAATTTTGTAATACATTTACCACTTTCATTTAATGCATTCTTTTCGTTTGCAGCGCTGATGTATGCTATTAGCGGTTCGTATTCATGATATGCTGGCGAAAAATAGTGAGTCGGCACTAACACATCTGGGAGTTCAAATCTATAATTTAATTCATCTCCGCTTTCGGTTATAAAATATGAATTTGGACTCTTTAATTCATTCACGTTTATTTTTTTGTTTTCACAAATAGTAACTGTTTTTAGCCTTACCTCTTCATCGTAGGTTGACGCATACAAATAGTAAGGCTTCATTTTATCTGTAAGCGTGCCATGAACCACTGGTGTTACCGTTGAGTATCCTGGTATAATGCATCCGTACCCCTCTTCAAGAGAGCTGTATTTTTTATCTACCGGGATGAATTCATATATGCATGTATTTGCCATTAATCTTCTACCTTTCCAAATGATAAACTGCCTGTTTCGGTGTCAGGCATGAACGCAAATTTGCCAAGCTTTATACTGCTGAGGACCTCCGCATTTTGTATATATAGCTTGTTATCGCTCATATACGCAACTTCAATTCCTTCTTGCATGAACCTCAGTTTGTCATTATCTAGATTCATGGATATTCTGTTACCGCTTTTGCCTATAGATATTCCGTTCTTATCTAGCCTTATAGTACTTATAATCTCGCTATATTTTTTGTCTGAATCAAACTTTAAATCGTTTATATTCTTAAGCGTCTCGCGAAATTTAACATCCACAGAGCTATCTGTTTGAGATATTTGAGATTCGATATTAGCAATCTTATCGTCCATATCAGCCGAGGAATAATATTCCGTTTGGATTTTCCTAGTTATGCTTTCAGCGGTATCTGAAATTTCTTTTTTCGTTTCTCTGCTTAAATTTGATAGTTGCTCTAGTGTATTTTCGTGATTTTCTATAGCTTTTATATACGCATTTTTAGCTGCAGCATATGAGCTTGACACCTGAACATCCGAATAGTAAAAGCTTCCATCTGAGAAAACGCTCTGGTCCACATAGTATAGGTTGTTTGTACTCCCTTCTATGTAGTTAGGTTCTGTTATAGTCCACGGTCTAGGAGGAACTTTAAGCGCTGGTTTCTCTGGAGTTTCTACTGCTAAATAATACCACCTAGTATAGGAGCTTACGCTTACGCCATTATCACCTTTGACTTTCGTCCACTTATACGCTTTAGGGTCTGTGCTAGCTGCATCTTTGAAATCTGTGTAGATTCCTATATACGTTCTTCCGGTGCTATCCGTGGTGCTGAACCCCATCATACCATCTCCACTATTTGCATAAGCAATGTGAACTCTGGGTGCTTCTTTGTTTACCTTGTTTTCAGATATTTCTTTTTTCTTACTTGGCTCTTTTGATACGTTCATGATTTCCATGAGTACTTCATCTGCGAGCTTCCTTAAATTTTCATCTATCGTCCTGAGCGCAAGACTTTCATCCGACATGTCTGTTCTATTTGGTACAGTTATCATGGTCTATCACTCCTACCTCTATAGTATCTTGTAAGCGATTCGATATCTGTTCTTCCCACGCCCTCAATTTTTATAGAGAACTTTGCTTGCCTGTTAGGGATAATTGGAACACTAAGTGCTTTCCCTCGCTCTGTTTCGCACTCGTATATTGGTTCCCATTCACCGTTACTACTTTGAGTACTTATCCTTAGTTGTGCTCCCGGCTGCATATCTAGTCTCATGTTTATTTTTTTATAAGACTTCATATTCTCTACGAATTCATCGAACGGTCCGAATACAGCAAACCACTTAATATCATCTTCCGGACGTTTTCCTGTAGTGGTCCAGATGTTGCCATCTGCTATGTATATAAGCTCGTTATTCACGTTGGCAAAGGCTGTTACTTTTGTTTCATCTTCCTTGTGCCATAGTCTGCGAAGTATATCGTAAGTGAAGATATTGTGCTTATTTTCGCTTTCATTTAGCATCGAAATGTAATATTTCTTACCATTACTTCCGCCGACAGCTGATTTGAACTGATAATCTCCGAACGCTTCGGATATCATTACCGGATATGTGCCGCCATCATACGCCATTACACCTGTTAGCGAATGGTAGTACAGTACGCCGTTTACGATTACAGCCGATCTATCAGAGCCTTTTCTTATTCCAAAGCACTCAGTGCTGTATAGCTGATATTGACTTGGCATACTTCCGAACACTTTATGCATATGATGTTCTTTGAAAAAAATTAGGTGTGTAGGATATGCAGCACACCCTGTAAACTCACCATCTGAACCAACCTCTAGCGCATATGAATCGTTTGCTAGCGACTGGAAGTAGTTCCAGTTAAGTGGGTCTCCCAACTTACTAGCATAGATCGTGTTGTCCTCGCTCCTACAGCCCCACAATCTATTATTGCTTTCCATAACGTAATCAAGGTCTGGGATCTCTCGTGCGAGTTTTACTTCCTCTTCAACATACGACTCCTTAGTTACATCGTCACTCGGCATTCTGAATGAATTCTCGTAAGTGGTAATTGTGCTACCTTCTATACTCTTAATCACGATCACCGTGTTATTACCTGGTTGCTTTTTGCATCCTGATATCTCAATAGCATCACCAACAGAGAATTCAGATAGATCTGCACCGACTAAATATATGCTGCCTGGCTTAATTGTTGCCGTGGCGCGCACTGATGCATCCATGTGCTTTACAGTGTTATCTGTAATATCTAGATACACCTTGTCTGGCCATATGCAGATTTTGTTATTATGTGCCACCATAGTTTTAGGCATGATGTTGTTTATTCGCTTTTGGTAGTCCGTGCCACCTTTAGAGTATTTGATAAACGTTCTTATCTCTCCATCTACCTCATATCTATCTATGATGTATGGCACATTGTTTTTTACGATGATATCTCTTGGATGTTGCACCGGCATATCTATAATATTTCTTGGCGCTCTTTGAGAGAGTACGGGATACTTATCCGATGACAAGTTATACATATCTCGCATTTCGCCATCGTCTATTACAGCGTTTGCGTTATATCCTTTGAACTGTAATACCGACTGTTTGCCGTTTATCTTCGGCTGTATTTCCTTGAGTAGCATATTGCCTCCTAGAAAAAGTTTTTAATTCTTAAGTTCTTGTATCTGTTGCTTTTTGTGATGTAATAGTTGCGTGCATCTACTGCTCGGCTATTATATAAGCTCAGCCAAGCGTTGAATGAATCCCACTCTTCCATCGCTTGGCAGGTCATGGCTGCCACATAATATACATAAATTAAATCAAACGGCTTTTCTAGTAACAACTCTTCTGTTTGCGTGTCGCTAGTTACCTGCCTCTTCATGTCTTTTTCTTCGAGATTTAATAGCTCTCTCTGAACTATATTTTCTATCTCGTTAACATACGCTATCTTTTCTTCATCAGTGCACGTGTTCGGACAACGATCGTTAACCGTCTTAATTACTTCTGCTGTATTCATTTTTAACCCTCATTTACCTTGTTTTTAAGCGATACCCAATCAGCCGCTTTAATGTCTCCACTAGGAACCGTGCTTAAAGCTAACATCCTTCTTAACTCATTATGCTTTTCAAGCGTGATAAGTTCGCCCTCTTCAATAAACATCAAACTACTACCAACTTTTTTATTAATAAAGCGTATAAGTCTGTTTACCTCAGTACTTGTTAAGGCAATTTCGTTTTGCGCATTAACAACGCTGTCGTATTCAAAGCGATGATATGTATATACTGGAACCGCCAGAGAATAAGATATCTTTGTTGAATCCGTGGCATAGCCTTTTATCCTGATTAGATATTCAGTATTGCCGCTAGGTAAAGTTATTGTGAGCTTTGATTTATACTTAGTTGTTATAAGTTTCGTCCACTCTCTTTCACCAATCTTATATTCAACGTCATAGCTCATTTCGTCTCTGTCATCGTTAACAAACCAGTTGATAACAGCATCTTTAGTTCTGATAACAGATTCAATGCTTTTGATAACAGGAATTGCAACAAACCCCATTTCTCTTGTCTTAACAGTTTCAGTCCAAGACTTTATAACCTGGGAATCTCTATAGATTTCAACTATGACTTCATAATCTGTGAAAGCTTTTAGGTTCTTTAGGTTTATAAATGCGCTTTCATTTCCTGTTGTCACGCTCTCTTCTCTATATTCTGATTCCTGCGCAGCTTTATACTTCGCTTTTATAGTACGTTCCCACCCGGTATTCACCATGTGAGATACGTTTACCTGGATACTGCTATATGTATCTGATTCAGCTTTTATAACTGCGCTACTTGGTTTAAGTGAATCAGACACAATAGTCTCTTTTAAAACGTTGTCCTTGCGTTTAATAAGCGTTCTAACATCATATCTACAGCCTGTTGTGAGTTTTTCAAACTTTCTCGTCTTTGTGCTTACACCTGTAGGTAGTTCTTCTTCTCCCATGTACTGAAAATTTCCTGCACCTGCTGGTCTTATATACCACTCTAGCGTTCTAGTGTATGAAATGTTTGAATTAACCTCTTCAACCGCTATTAGTTCACTTTCTGTGGTAGTTGTGGTCAGCTCCCCTTTTGCAGTAGGTAGTGCAATCGCTGAGTCAAACGAAGTTATTTTGTAGCCATCCACGAATTCCTCTACTGATATTTCATAGCTAGTATTAGCTATAAGGTCATTAAATGCCATGCTGCAATCTCTACTGCTGTTAGACACGGTTTTATTTCCAATATGTTTCCATGCCTCACCTTTTGCCCTATGCCAAAAACGGAGCTCTTTTTCATATCCTGTAGGTAGTCCGCTTATATTAACTATCATTCCGGATTCAGTAATATCTTTTAATGTTAATAGTCCGGCTGTGCTTAATGGCGGTGCCGGTAAAGCTCCGCCACTTTCCCACACCCTCTGTCCGTATCTAGGTTTGTTTGATGTTAGTACAATCTTGATATGGGCATTGCCAGAAACACGTTTAACAGCATAATATGGCGTCGAATTACTAATACCTGACCATCTTATAGGCTTATTCTGTTTTAACCTCGTAGTGCCCATATATTGTCCGTCTATGTACACTGCCATATCCAGGTACCAGCCGTACCAAGACTGCCTATAGTCTAAACCGTGGATATATGTGTTTATACGGTAATACATATATGCGCCATCACGATAATAATCTGTTGTAGCAGTAAGTCTGATTCTAGGACCACTATGTATCACCCATTGATTAAATAGAGTTGTTGCCATATCATCACCTACTTATATACTGCAAAGCATTTAGCCTCACTCCATGCACCGCCAGCGTAGTATTTAACCTTGCCGCTTACGTTATTTAGCCAGAGCAAACTCTTATCTTCTGGTTCAGTTCCTGATATAGCAACTTCCGGCTTGTTTAATACCTTAACTTCCGAGCCACCTATATATAACAGCCCTTTTGTTTTATCAAATCCTAGCTGTCCTTCTTCAATTCCATCTTTACCGTCCTTGATTGGATAGATACCTTTTAATCTGGTTTCAAGGCTAGATGAAGTGATAAGCGATGTAACATCAAAGTTACTACCGGTTATCTCGTTAGCTATCTGTACAAACGCACTATATAGATCATCTAGATAACCCTGCTTTTCCTGGATGTTCTCTAGAATTTTATTTGCCTGTGCGATGATACCTGCAGTTTCGCTCGCTCTTAACTTCTCTGCTCTCTCCCTTGCTTCTTCTGCCGCCTTGTATGTTGATACTTCTTTTACGAGTGCAAGAAGCACAGGGTAATACTCTTCCTTTTCAATTTCGGTATTATCTATGTTTCCATCTGATACGTTGTACGTAAATCTTGATGTGGTCATTTTTTTACCATTTGTGTATATCGATATATCTACAAAGTACAATCCCACAAGCTTAGTAACTTCTGGAACTGGCTTATATGTTAGAAATCCTTGCGCCGCATCTTCAACTGTTAGATGATCTCCTATGCAATCAACAAAGGCTTTTCCATCTGGGCGGATAATTTCGATTGTTACAGCGGTATACTCTGAAAAATCAAATGAGCTGCTGCCATTTAGTAGCTTGATGTCGATTGCTGCATCGTCATCAAACTGTACCAGACCATTAACAATAATGGACTTCACTTTGTTTATATCTACTGTTACGCTGATTCTTTTCATATTGTCTCCTTAATAAATTAAGCGAGAGCCTCAGCCCTCGCTTTACACAGCGTTATAGCTGCCTTATAGCCTATTCTCAAGTTCCTTATACTGCTGCTGTGCCTCTTCTTCGTAGTCAGCTGCAAGTCCAGCCTGCTTCATAGAATCCTCGATTACCAGCTTTACATTTCTCGGCACCATAACATTGACGCCTCTCTTAATCTGGTAGTTCTTGCCATTGAGTGTGACTATTAGATCATCAGAGTACTTATCTGAATCCTTGAACAGCATAATCTCAACAAGTTCTTCTAGGTAATCATCGCTTACCGGAGCAGTATTTTCGGTAGCCTCTTCATCTGCAGTATTTTCTACTGCCTCAGTAACCTCTTCATCTGTCATAGTTTCAACAGCTTCTAGCTCTTCATTTTTCTTTGCCATAATTCTTTCTCCTTATATCAATAGTGCTAGCCTGCAGAATTACAGGCTAGCTTTATGAATTAGTTTGGATCAGATTCCAGTGTTACGCAGTGCTCGCATCTTACGATGTAAGGGCTAACTAGAAGCTCTGCAGTCTTTGCAGCCTTCCATCCAGCAGTTGCTCTCTGATTGAGTGGGTCTGCCGTTCCTGCTGAACCCTTCTGTTTAACGATCATTTCAAGACCGCCACCTTCAATCTCGGTAGTTCCGTATGCGTTAGCACCTAGGAATAGTGTTCCGTAGATTCTAGCTCCGGATGTGCTCTTCTCGTTGAAGATTTTAGCCTCTGTAGTCTCGATAAATCTTACTCCTGCAATCTTCCCGACCTCTCCCTCGAAGATCTGGGTTGAACCTGCATACTTTGATGCATCGATCCATGCCGGGTCAGACTGTAGGTCGTACGATGTATCAGGATTGATGATAGCAACGTAATACTTGTCAATCTTTGGAGCGTTAGCATTCTTAAGAATTCTAGCCGCTCTCTTGACTGTATCTACAGTTAGCTTATCATCCTTGGTTAGTGCCGCCCTTGCCTGCTTGCCGCCTGCGTAAAGTACGTTAGTACCTGAGTGCATAACCTCTCTTGTAACTGTATCAAGCGTTCTTCCTGCCTGGTCAGATAGTAGCTGCTGCGCCTCTAGCAGGTTATTATCTAGTGCTGTGAGAAGCAGCATATCTGATAGAGTTACGTAATCGCCGTACTGCTTGATTGTTGCAGATACCTCTGTCATCTGGAGCTTTCTTCCATCCGGTGTTACCCCTTCTGTAAGTGGTGTTAGTGCCTTTGGAAATGGCTTGTACTGTCTGAATTTACTAACCTTACCGCCATTCTTTGGAATCGGCCTCTTTTGTGCAAACTGGTCATGAATTAGCTGCGGACCTGTGAGCCTGATAAGATTCTTATCGTAGTACTCCTTCATATCCGGCGACAGATTGCTATCTGTAGTGATATTTGTGTTTGGATTTCCAAAAAGGAAATAGTCTCTAACGTTCATTGTTCCTCCTTCCTCAGTTAGAAGGTAACGGTTTCACCTCTAGCTACACGCTTATTGATTCTATCCATATCTTCGTTACTGAGATTACTAATGTTCTTCTTGACCTTTAGTGGAGCTTTAGACTGCATGCCGTTTTCACGTGGCCTTAGTCCCCTCGCTCTTACTGTGTCAATAGTGTTCTTCCTAGTTTCCTTGGTTGCCATCTGAATAGCACCAGAGATCAACTCCTGTATATGTGCCGCTTCAAAAGCTTTCCTTACACTCATTCCAGATTCAAGGTAGCTCATAAATTCAGGATTCTCACTAGCCTCTTTCTTAAGGTTGAAGTGTGGATACACATTTCTTAGTTCGGCGGATTCTGATTCCCACTGTTCGTACAGTGCGTCTGCTTGCTCTTTGGCAGCTCTTTTCCTCTGCTCTGCTTCAAGCCTTCTATTTTCCGCCTCGAGTTTCTTCTGGTATTTGTACTGTTCGACTGATAAACCTTCTCTTTCCGCTCTTTCTTCTAGCAATTCGCCATCTTTCGCGATTGCCTCTTTGAGTCCGTTAAGATTGCCAGGCTCGATATCGTACTTGTCGTAAAGTACAAATAGCGCATCTTCATATTCACCAAGTCTATTTCTATCTGCTTCTGCGTTCTTAAATCTCTTTGAAAGCGTATCCTTAACGCGCGCATCGTATAAGTCTTTATACTTTCCTTTGATTAGTTCTTCGAACTCTGCAGATAGGTCTTTGGGTTCATCGGCGTTTTCACCCTCTGATGGTTCATCGTCTAAATCTTCGCTATCGTCATAGCTGTTATCGTCAAACAAATCATCGTCATTCTTTTCTTCGAGGGCTGTGCCCTCTTCAGCACTGGTAGCGACACCAGTATTACCGCTTGTTCCTTCGCCGCCCTCTCCATCGAAGAGGTAAAAATCTCTATATGTCATTGTTCCTCCTGCGGCTTACCCGCGAGCATTTATCTTTACGGATTTATGATATAAAAAAATTATTTATTATTCGACTACGGCATAATCACTTTAATATTTTGGGGATATCCCTCTTCAAGAATCGTTAACATTTTGCATGCAAATGTATATATGATTCTTGCGTATATCATTTCATTTACGTTATTCGGATGTGATGTAAAACTTATAACTGCATCACCTGGATTGATATCAATTGAACTTTCCAACCTTTCGACCATGTCCGATACTGTATGTACAAGGGTACTAATCGCGAAGCACACATGACTTTCGTCCGCGTGTTCTTTGATATCTAGCGTGTATGTGATTTTGCCGCCCTCATCTCTCTTACTCGTCAGTTTTGCTAATGTCATGACCTTCTCCTACGCTTGCCTGGTTACTTGCTCTATCTCTGATATTTGCTGCCCTGGTATTAACCGGTCTATCTATGCCGCGTCTTGCCTCATACGCGGCAGCGTTTAACTGCGGCGCTACTTCCATTCCTAGAGCCTGCTGTACCTGAGATGTGAATTCGCCTGCTCCAACTGTCTGGTCTAGCATTCCTGCCATCTGCATGGCAATGCTAGCTAATTGGTTCAACTTCTCGTTAAGGTTTCCGTTTTCTCCCACCTTCCTTCGGAGCTCTTCCACTCCTTCAAAGTCCATAGCGTCTAACAGCATTCCAGCCTGTACATAGTTGTTTGGATTAAACACGCCCATACCGTATAGCTCTTTTACTGTCTCATTCTGCGACGCTCTATTAAACGCGTTCTTTTTGGCAGCGGAGATTTTAACATCGAATATAGGTTTCTTTACAATCTCTGGTTGTCCTGTTACATCATCGATTGTTGTTTCTTTGAGTAATGAATTTTCAAAGCTAATGAATTCGTATGATCCGCCCTCTCCGTCAATTCTGAAACAACGAGGCTCATCATAGAACTGTCTGATTAATTCTATAATCTGCTTAACCAGCCTTACATATGCTCTATATGAACCGCCTATCATGTCGCGAGATAGTTTAGAGCCTGCCTCTTGCAATGCTGCAATGGCACTTGCTGCCGTTACACCTGCGGCCGTACTTCCCTGCGAGAAGTCACGATTGCCCGAGGTTTCTTTTAATTCCTCTTTTTTCATCTCAAGGTAATTCATGACAAGCGATGGAAGCGGCGTTGTTTGAAACTGTTTGATATTCCCCTCTTCAACTCTGCCGTTTACTTCAAAGAAGTCTTGTGAATAATCAGCTACTTGCTCTGGGTCGATTCCTGAATTCTTGTTAATAGCCCATCTTGGTTTACCAACAAGTGCAGCATTCTTTGCGACGATCTGATCCATCTTGTTTATTACCATCTGAGGAGATTTCATAACATCGATATATCCGAAGCCTAGCATTTCAGATTCAATTGGGAATAGGTTATCCACAACAAACGGATATTCGCCTGAAATGTAATATCCACTCTCTAGATACTCTTCGCAGTTCTCAGATGCGAAAAGTACGTGACCATCAATAAACTTGCAATAATGAACTATCGTCCTTCCCTCAACAGTCTGTTTGTAATACCAGTCATAAACAACTGTTCTGTTAGATGCTGAATCGTCACGCTCTGTATCGTACTTCACGATTTCAGCACCTGCAGAATTTGATAGCACGCCTTCTAAGTCTGGGTACATCCCTACAAGGATATCGTTATCCACGGCGTCTATTAGAAATATGTTTGGCGAATCCTGGATATATTTAATTCCTGGTTCCCATAATAGATTTAGAACATCTATTTGCTTTACGGCGATATCACCGGCGCCGTTATCTCTTGTGTTATCCCAGTATGTAGCGTATACGCAAAATCCTTGTTTTAGCTTGTACCACCAAGCGTCACTATATATCTGCTGGAAGTCGCAGTTATCTAGTATGCATGGCACGATCTTTGAGAGCGACAGCGCAGAACCTTTGTCACTCTCTTCACGTGGAAGTAGGTTAGGCATAGGATAGTTATCCATAGCGTCAGCATGTTTATTAGCAAGTGAATTGAACATCCATGCGCTTTCAGGCTTTGGATCGTTTTCTTTTCCTTGTGCATCGCCTATGACTTCCCACTGCTTGAACTGCCACCATTTTTCATTCTCGACGATGCGCTTTTTGAACTTCTCAAGATTCTGCTTGTACTTTTCGTATGTGTTTTTCGCCTCTCCTATAACCTCTTCATCAATGATTCCTTTTCGGCCATAGTTCGGGTCCCACTCTTTGCCTTCGTCTTCGTTAAAGGCTCCGTATTCTGCTTCCGGTTCTTCCTTCGCATCTAGTGATGTTGGCTCTGGTTCCTGCTCTATATAGTCTGGCTCTTCCTCTTCATCCTCGGTAGGTTCTTCGGCTGCTTTCTTTGGGTCTATTCCTAGCCTCTTCATCAGCTGTTTATCTCCCTCGATTTGCGCCGGATCTTCTTCGGGTTCATCATCCTCAATCGGTTCAGGATCTCTTAATGGTTTAGCCTTCTCAACTTCTTTAGCGTTTTGCTCTTTTAGTTTCTTCTTGTCTTTCATATTCGCTCCTTACATGTATTTGAAAAAGTCGTATCGTCCTAGCTGCGCAGGAATCATATTTAACGGATCGTGTGTTCCGTCTGTTCCCTCGTATAGTTTTGCTCTGGCGTCTCGTCGCTCATTTATAGGTGACTCCATACATACATATCTCCACTCGTCGTATATATGGTCTTCCATTTCGGTATTAATATCCTCTACCTTGGTTTCACTGTAAATTAGTTCTGGCACTGTTCTTATAAAGTCCTTGCAATTCGAAAAACAGTAGAACATTGGTATTCCGTTCTCGTCAAAAGCTAATCTATAATGGCACTGCATTTTACCGGGTATTCGTGTATGGTCTCCCTTCTCCCAGTACACACCAGCTTCCATAAAGGAATCTGCTATTGATTTACCGCCGTTTTCCTGGAATATTGCAGGGTCTGCAACAGCTGATATTGTTCTGCCCTTTAAATTTGGGTCTGAACCCTCAATTTCTTTTATTGCCTTCGCAATCTTTTCGGTGGTCCATTTAACGCCAGTATTTGGCTGGTCTGTACAGCCGTATAGTTCGTTGATTCTGTATAGTCTATTGTCGTTATCTACTGCGTACCAACCTACGCTAAATGGCTTTGAATACCCCCAGTCGAAACCTCTAAAGATTCTCCATGTTTCAGGAATCTTGAACGGACTTATGACATGCGTCCACTTACGGTCTAAATAGTGTTCTATCTCGTCATTCCATTCTGTGAATACTTGTCCGCTAAATGAATTCCAGTCTCCATATAACAGCGCTTTCTTGTCTGCTTCCGGAAGCATGGCTAGATTTGCGATATAGTACGGATCGTTTTCTAATAGTTTTTTATTATCAAAAACCGTTGACGGCACAAACATGCGGCTACGCACGCGCTCTATTAATTCGCCTGTTGGGGTAACGATTTTATATACGCCCTTGATACGCGTCATAGGCGGCGCTGGTGTTATAAATCTCTTTTTTACCCAGCCGTGACCAACTCCCCCAGGGTTTGCGCTAGCTCTTATGTATACCCTCGTTCCCGGTGCCGTCGGTCTATTACGCGACATTAGATACATGTACTGTGTTCTAGTGAAGTGTGTTAGCTCGTCAAAAGCTATAAAGTCATATGCCTTACCTTGATAGTTATATTTGTCTGTTTCTCTCTGCAAATTTCCAAAATATATTTTTGCTCCGCTTCCGAACTTCCAGACGTATTTTGATTCGTTGAATTTTGCACTCGGAAAGGCTTTTGAATATAGGTTTATGGATCTATCCATAAGCTCCGAGAGCTGTGGGAATGTTCTACGAAGTATTAAGCCTTTATAACTTGGTATATGTACTTGCCTTAGTGCTTCGCATAATATAGCGTCGCTCTTTCCGCCTCCGGCTGCGCCGCCATATAATACTTCGTATTCCGGGCGACTCATGAATACCTTTTGGCGTGGCTGCGGCTCCCATGCTATTTTCATTCTTCTACCTCCGCAACCTCTTCATCACTTAAATTAACAAGTACAATGCTTTCAGCCTCTTCAACGCTGATATTTTTATTCTCTGCTTCTGCTTCAAGTAGCTTGACTTTTCTTTCTTCAAGTCTGATTCTTTTCTTCGCAAGCTTAAGGTCTTCTTTTTCTTGGAACGTAAGAATAGTCTCCATTGACCGCCTCATTTTTTCGATTGCTTGCAGCGCATTAGCTGCATCTTTTACCTGTTTAAAATCTGTTCTCTTAAATTTTTTCTCAACAGTTTTCTTTGATACTGGAAAACCATCTGAATTGTATTCGGTTTCTTCAATCAGGTATCTATTAAACTGCTTTGGATCTAAAAGGGCGTCGCTCATTATATTAGACAAGTTATGTACTATGCCTATTTCTTTAGACAAGTCTATAGATTCTAATTTAGATACGCGCTCTACAGCTTTTCCAACAGTATCTGATACATATTTCCTGCGCTTTTCTTTCCACTCGTGACGGCGTGCATATTCTGAAACGGTGCGCGCCGATGTCTGGTATTTAGTAGCTAGCTTTGCATATGATGTATTTGTTGTTATGTATTCAACTTCAAGCTTGTTCCAATCCATGATTTCCTCCAGCTTTATTATGCCTATTGATATGCGTTTTTTCGCCTGCTTCAAAATTTTTTAAAAAAGTTTTGAAAAGGTGTTGACAAGGTGTTAATGTGGTGGTATACTTTAGACAAGCTAAGGGAAGAGGTAAGTAAAACATGGATAAACGAACAGCACACATACACTTAAAAACTACCCCGAGAATTAAAGAAGCTGCCACAGAACTAGCAGCAAAGGAAGGTAGAACGCTAAGCAACTTTATAGAATCTCTGTTAGTTGAGCAGATTCAGAAAATCAAAAAATAAAAAATCGAGCCGTTGGAGCGGCTCGAAACACCCTAAAAATCATCACCCCTGATAATTAAAAGGAGCTATAATTATGTTAAACGAAATTACAAAGAAAATCAACTGCGAAGAATATTTAAACTCACTAGATTTTTGGTACGGAGTTAGACCAAACGGCGAAGAGTATTACACGGCTTACTGGTTCATGAAAGATTCTGACGGAATATCATCCGTTCCATATGCAGGAGATCTTGAAAACGGTGTGCGCATTGGAGCTTTTGAAACTAAAGAGAGCGCAATTGAAAAGATAAAGCTATCTGCTGCGCCCGATAAGGCTATAGTGTTATATGAGCGTGAGAGTGCAGAGATTGGCAGCGAACTATATTTCTCGTTCGTGCCACAAGAAATTATAAAAGCAGCCTAAACTAAAACGAGGGTAGCCCCTCGTTTTTTCTTGCTTAAAAATAGCTCCACCCTGTAGCACCTATCTCTATTCCCACTTGGGCATTAAGCATTATAAATATAATACCGTCCATTAATGCGTTCATTCCTTTTCCACCTTTCCGCTTTTTGCATCAAAAATTAATTCGCTATCTCTATACTTATCCACAAGCTCGCTAATATCTGTCATGCTGAGATTGTTCTCATGCATTAACGCTAGGATTGTTTTTTCATTGATTGCCACCTTTTTTCTATCTAGCATTAGCTGCCTAGTGAGTCTGTTTATATCTTTTGTTTTGATTTCAAGAGCATTCTCATAATTTTCTTTGAGTTTCTTTTGGTTATTCTTTTCTCTAGCTAATCTCCACACGAGCGTTGATATTTGATTTCTCATTTCATCAGCATAAACCTCATGCAATCTTAATTCTAAATCTGGGGAATCTTGATAGATTTCGTAGCACTCAAAAAGTTTCTTGGCGTATCTACATTCAGTGCCCCCTTCTTCACATTTCTCAATCTGTTTTCGGTGTTTTTTCTTTGTGTCAAAAAAATGCATGCAACCTTCACACGTGATTGTGTTCTCCTTATGCGCCATAAAAAAAGGGCATTTAATGTAATAGCTCATCATTCCCTCCTCATTCTGATTAGCACGCTAAATCCGAGGCCGTCCCCTGGATCGTCCGAAAAGAATCCGACCTGCCTGCCGTCGTGTTCAACTATGCAATCTGTGAATACATATTTAGTTTTATTATTTTTATTTATTAACTTTGAAATAAATCTTCCGTCTCCGGGATCGTTTATGATTCTCTCTACTTGCCCCCTTGTAAATGTTCTATCCGAAACAATCGGTTCTGGTTTTTTTAAACCCAAAGAACCGCCCCAGCATCTTTTGCTTTTCCCTTGCCTTGCCATATATAAGGCTTTTCCTGTAATTCCTGTTTCGCTAAATCTAAGTTTATCTGTATTGCAGTATCCGGCTTTCCACTTTTTTTCTAGAACATCTCTATCTGCCCCTTTAAAAATCATGTGGATGTGGCATCTTGCTTTTGAACCTGTATCATCTCCTTTGTGATTTGAAATTACATATACAAATTCAACATCTTCTTTTCCACGCTTTGCCATTTCGTATCTAACGCGGCGCGCATAGTTTCTAACGTCTCTTAACGCCTCATCTCTGTTAGCCGGAAGATGTGCATCATCGTATGTAGCGTCTACGCTGTAATCACCTTCGCTAAAATTAAGATTGCACAGCCTTGCAAAATATCTCTGTGCTCTTTTAGAGTTGAGATTTTTTTGTGCCGGTGTAGATTCTTTTACCTTCCTTGCTCTCTCATATTTTCTTTTTCTTGGCGATACATTAAATATTTCTATTTCTTGATAATTTCCGCAGTTATATTTTTTAGTTCTAATCATATCTATATTTTCGCTAACTTGTTAATACTCAATTGAACTTTTAAACCAGCTCGTAGCTGGTGATTGTTTTCTCGTTTTTTATGTTTTCTTCTTATATATATGAGGCGGCGAATATGACTACTTAATTATGTTGTGCTCTTATATGTATATTTATTTTCAGAAAGGATCTTTATGTTCGTCGCCGTCATAGCAATTTAGTTATATGAATATCCAGTATAGAATCACTAGGCATCCTGCAGAGATAAGTAAATCTGCTGCTAGATATAGTTTGTTTGCTTTTTCCATTTTATTTAGCGCAGTGAATAGCAGCGCATTAACTCCTGCTATAATTCCTAATATCCATAATGTAAGTATTAAGTCGATCATTGTTTACTCCTATATATATATATGAAGTAGCGGACGTTGGTTTGAGAGATTATCATTTTTACATCATTGTTTGCCTTATAAAAATAACTTATGGCGTCCGCTACTTACATAGCACATTATTTCTATGTTGTTCGCTACGTTTGACAATTCATACCTCTTTTAAATCATCATTTGATTTGTTTGCTTCTTAACTCGCTTGATATCGATTTTGTCGTTTTTTCTTGATATTGTTATTTCGCTGTTGGCGATATTGATTTTGGACTTATCAATTACACTTGCCCTTATGAGTTCACATGTTCTCTTCACTAGTTCGATGCCAGAATTACACAGCGGCTGGAGCTGCATCTCTCTTGATTGTTCGCCACACAGCATTTCTACATTTGCATTCATTAATCTATGCCACTTCTCTTCACTCTCGCAATCACATCTTGTTGTTGCGATTTCATCCGCTTCCTCTTGCGTGTCTGCTGCAACTAAATGTAGTTGCCCGCAATCTTTGCAAAATCCTTCCATGTTGTACTCCTTTCTATATACAAAACACGTTCCTACATTTCGATACAAACGTTCTGCCACTTTTTGTATGCGTCAAGATAGCACTCATTTTTATCTCCGTTGTAGGTAACCTCGTAATACATACCGTCTGGCACGTTGGTGCTGAGTAATGCTTTCGAATTCTGCAATGCTTTGCAGAACCATACGACAAATACATCTTCTGTTGTGATTTTTCCGTTTTTATCTGTTGATTCCACTCTGTCGTTATAATAATTTCTTACAAATTCTTTACACTTCTTTATAAATTTCCTTTCGTCCATTGTTGTTTCCTTTCTCGATTACCATATCTGTTCTATTTTTTCTGCTTTAGCATTTTTAATTCAAAATCATTGAATTTTTTATATTTATTAAAAATGCAAGTTGTGATAAATCCATCATCATCGGTTACAACTTCTGCGCCCGATTCGCATTTTGGGCAAGCGTATATGGTCATTGGATATCCGCATGAATGATAATCATTTACGGATACCATTTTTGTGTTACAACGTAAGCACTTCACTTCTAACCTCTTCATTAATAATTCATATATAGCGTTTCAGTTCTCCGCCTCGAACACTCGGCTGTAGTTGACTTATATTCTTTTCTCCACCCTTTTAACCGCTCGTTGTATAGTTCGTTCTCATATGCCGAAATCATGACTTTGCAGCTGCTTTCTTTGGCAATTTTTAGCAGCTTCATGTGTTGTTCATCCGTCATTTCGTGGTTATAAAGGTACTTCTTCCTTGTATCCTGCAGGTACGGTGGGTCGATGTAGATAAAAGTGTCTTTGCCATATAGGTCACTTATAAGCTCTAACGCGTCCTTGTGTTCAATCTGTGCGTTCTTTAACCTTTCGGCCGCAAGCTGTATCGTTTCCGGAAGCTTCGCCCACGCTTTTGCAGGATTAGGACTTGTAGCCCCTATACCTCGCCTGTAACCGTTCTTGTATTTGTTGCCACATCCGAACCCCTGCCAGCACTTAATGGCAAATCTTCTTGCACGTTCGATAGATAACGCCTCTTCTTCTCTCTCTACATACGCCGTTGTGTATTCGGTGCGCGAGTACGGTGTAGCCTCTATCAGTCTGCAGAGTTCTTCAGGATTTTCTCTAACGATCTTGAAAAAGTTATAGATATCATCGTCGAGATCGTTCAGGATCTCGTTATATGCAGGTTCTTTATTCAAGAACACTGCGCCACTTCCTAGAAACGGTTCGCAGTACACTTTGTGAGGCGGTATATGGCTCACTATCCACGGAGCTAATCGATTTTTAGCTCCTGGATACTTAAGCAGCGTTTTCATTTTGTATTTCTCCTTAGTTATCAAAACTTACAGTTCGTACTTCCTGATTGGCATCCACGCTACAACGCCGTCTACACATTCGTCAGTTCCACCAAGATATACGCAGCCGTTTTCATCTTTTTCGAAGTAATCCACCCATACATTGTCACCATCTGTAACAAGTACGTCCTCTTCATAACTTGGTAAATTTTCTAATATATAATCCCACCCGAGTTCTTTGTATTCTTCCTTTTCCTCGTCATTTAGTGGTCTTGTTATTATTTTTCGCCAAGGTTCAAGCTCTATTGATTTTTCTGCAATTAGATTCTCGCAATCCTCTTTTAACCAGCGTTCAATTAGTGCTTCGCACATTTCTACATCATTAGCACAGGATCCACATTCTCTATCACATAGTGTAAATTCTGTTTCGCCATCGCTCACTTTGCGTAAAAACCCAGCAAGTTGCCACGGTTCCATTTCTTGAATTAGTTCATAGTTAGTCATTTATACCTCATTTCCCCAGCAGTCCCAGCCTTCGCTCTCTTGTCTTGCGAATAGCTCTATACGCGACACATCTCCGAGAAGTTCAACAATCCGATCCCTTGCTTCATGCGGCTTTTCGGAGTGTTTCCGCACTTTTGATTCAATTATTTGATGCACTGCATGGGATTTTATAATTTCTTTTGCTTTTGTTTTCTCACTGATTCCCAGCAAACATACTTCTGCGTTTGCCCTTGTGTATGCTCCCATTCCCCAGAACAGTGAATCAGATACTTTATTCTTCTTTACCCAGACAAAAGCAGCTGTTTTGTAGGTGAACCCCAAGCTTCTAATACTTTTATTGCTTCGCTGATATTTGGGAACGTAGCCCACATAAAGCACACTGTTTTATCTGTACATATGCTTCTTATAGGAAGATCGCATATCTCTGTTGTCGGCATGGTGTCATAATGCTTGCTTGCTGTACCTCGTGATTTCACCCCCCCCACTTTGCTTGTATTCCCAGGGTGGATCTGCGTATATCACGTTGTATTTTTTATTTGTGTCAAAAATATCTACCTTCATTAGTAGTTTCCTATCATGAATTTTGCTAACTCCTGATATTCATCTTCTGTTAGCATCGCTCTTTTAAGTGGTGTTCCGTCTGCACCAAAGGTCCTTATTTCATACCCCGGTTCTTTTCCGTACCAAGATATTTTTATAAGCTTCTTTTTCCTACCCTTGTTATCTGTCGATAGTGTGGCTAGTTCTTCTATGATTTTGTAGTCCATTTGCTATTCCTTGTTAACTGTCTCTTTAATGCATCAGCGCACGCCTTGCATAAAACGTGTACTTCTTGCTTTCCATCTGAATTTTCTAGTGTAAGTATTTCTCGCTTCTCTCTTGCGGTACCGCAACCGCAAAGCTCACAGTAATTTATATTCATTGTTTCACCTATATGTAGTACACATCAATTTCATACTGCCTAGCTGCCATTTCTTCAATCCTGCAGCCCCTAGCATCTTCCCAGCCTGTAGCAAATACTGCCATATCTGCAGTAGATAGTAGTTTTAATGATTTTGCCAGGTAGTAAAGCGATTCACTTTTAACCTTTTTATCTTTGATTTCTTTTTTCATCTTTTCTCTATCCAGCACGGAATTAATAAAGATGGCTGCAGGATTAATTTCTCTCTTAATTCTTTCTTTAATCATTGTTCTTTCTGCAGCTATCTCTACGTCTGTTTTGCCAGCCATTGGCTGCGAGATAAAAAATAGTTTAGGTAACTTTGTGTTTAATTTTTCTTCAATGTACGCATCCATTGTTATTTCATCGTTTGTTTCGTAACTCATGCTTATCTCCTTAAAACATTTCTGGTTCTTCGCCTTCCCTGGCGCGTATTTTTTCATATTCTTCTTCTCTAGCGTTTATCTCCGCTTTTAGGTTTTCGTTAGCTTGTTCAATCATCCTTCTTGTTGTGGTGCTTACTTTTTTAGTAACATCTTCGTTTTTAGCTATTCTTCTTTCGGCTTCCCTGTTTGCGTATACCAGCATTCGCATTTTTTCTCTTCCTGCTGGATCGTAGGTGCAGCGCCAATCATTACAGTATTCGCATTCATTACAACATTTACCACAGATGGTCCCCTTAATTCGCCTGCACCAGCGAAACGACCTATTGTCATTTGGTGTTCCGTGTTCGTGTCCGCACCTGTCACACACACATCCTACGTTTACCATCTTTTCCTATCTACTTCCTCTAGGATTCCTGCTATTTCTTTCCTGATTGTTTCAAGTTCCTCATATGTCATTCTGAGATATCCACTAGAGGTACTAAGTATCAAAAATTCATCCTTGTTTACTGCATACGCGAAGCCTTTTTGTTCGGATTCGTATGTTAATGTGTCGTCTATTGAATCTGCCTTATGTAGTATTTGATTTACATTTAAATTTATACGTGGGATGGTTGTCGTTGATTTCCATCTACTCATAAATAATTCCTTCCTATAAGGATCATCCAGTCATTACGTGCTTGCTCTCTGATCATTCCTTCATCTATCTTTTCTTCTTCGTATTTCTTTTGATAAAAGCGTCTTAGTTTGATGTTTTCTTCTTGTGCCCATTCACTGCAGTTCATATGTAGCTCTTCGTGGTGCTCGTGGCACACGTCCACTTGAAAGCCTAGATCTATACTTATTTGGCGATTAGATCCACCAAATACCTCGTGTCTTTCAGCGTAAGGCTTTCCGCAATACGCGCAGAATCTACTTGCTTTATCCTTATATCCGTTTTGTTTCTTCTTTTTCTTCCTGGTCTGCGGCTTTGGAAAAGCACATGTTTTGTAATATTCCATCATTTGGCTATTCTCCTAATCGAATGTAGTTGTTCGCAATTCTTCATCGCTCCAAGGTTTTATATTTGACAACACACTTTTTTCTTCGCATACTTCTAGTTTAGGTTCTTCATGATCAGCGAACTCTCTAGTAATAGCTGATTCGGATACAATTCCTTTAAAATATTTTCTTCGTCTTTCAATATCCATGTCGTGCCTCTCTTTGTACAGTTACCTTGCCATCTATGCGTTTGAGATTTACATACCCATCTGATGTTGTTATTTTCGCTCCTGCAATCTGACCGCTATCGACCATTTCATGCGCTAGCTTAATCACTTTGATAATGCAAGGTTCAATAGGTTTAAACTTATCCACGTTTAACCTCGCTTTTATCTGCACCCTAGCGCATATAGGAATATGTGCAGCATAGGGAATAGCAGCGCTAGGCAGATAGTTCCGATTAGGTTTATTACCTGGAAGTTGCCTTCCTCGTCTGAAAATATGGCTTTGAATAACTCTTTATTACTCATTGCATGCTCCTGTTCTTGTAGATTTTGTCTGCTACATCCCCTGCAAAATATTTTTTACTTCTTCCGTCCGGCAAGCACTCAACGCCATACATCAGGTCTCTTACACTTGCACGGCTAATTTTTAGATATCTTGATATATCTGATATAGTCGGAAAGCTACCATATTCTTTTTTAAGATCGTTTAATATTGCTTGCCTATCCATTTTTATTCCTCTTCGTGTTTGGATCTTTCTACATCGAATCCATCTGGGTATCTCAGCTTTAGCTTTGCTAGGTTGAGTTTTGCAACTGATTCTAGCGGTACACCTGCGTTATACGCGGTTATCGATAAATACCAAAGAACATCGCCTAGTTCATCAATTAGCTCTCCTACATCCGCATTGTGCTTTCTAAATGTAGCCTTGTTGATTTTGCCGACAACTTCTCCGATTTCTTCGCACATTCCCATTACAGATTCGATTACGCCTACTTCTTTTCCTGTTCTCAGCGTTTCGTGCTGATAGTCATTTAGCGTCATTTTCTGTTCATAGTTAATCTTTGCGATTAAAAATCTCGGTAGTTCTTCTTCCGGGATATCCTGAATATCTACACGCAGTGCCTTATCTCCGTATGATAAAAGCACTTCGTCCTTATCTGGTGTAACGATTATCATGTCAAGGTCCTTGCATGTATTCATTGCGTGCAGGGTGTCTCTTATTGCTGTACAGATAACTTGTCTTGTGGTGTTTGTATCCATTTTGTTTTTTTCTCCTGTATTTTGAAATTATTACGATATAATCTCCTTACAGACTGTTGACAGTCGAGTTTTCAGAAAGGAGATATTTTTATGGTTTACATGATTACATATGATTTAAATAGCACCGGTCAGCGTTACAGTGAATTAATTAATGCAATCAAGGAAGCTTCAAATGGGTGTTGGTGCACATATTGGAAGTCCTCATATCTAATTAAAAGTCCGCTAAGTCCGTCTCAAATCACTGGTAGGTTAAAGCCATACCTTGATTCCAATGACAGGCTCATTGTCATTGAAGTAAAAAGGAATTATGAAGGTTGGCTAACCGACGATGAGTGGAGCTATATAAACGACATGTTTTAGGGTTTAGGGATTGATTTTCCCCTGATAACTACAATCCCGTCACTTGTCTCGGGATACCATTTGCCGGATTCGTCCGGCTTTTTCATTGTTGCGTTTGATTTGTAAACGTCTTCAACTAATTCTTTGGCTTCATCTAAGACCTCAAGGGTTAGTGACCTTAATATCATGTGATTAGCGATAACGTTTGCAAGCTTTTCAGCTTCTCTTTCTTTCCATTCCTTGTGTGTTTTTGTAGCTTCCATTTCACTTTCCTTTCTTAAACCTCTTCAGGCTTATCTGTCTACAGATTTAGTTTTCTAAACCTAGTGGCAAAAAAAATATTTATCTATATCTGTTTCTGGAATATCTAGCAATTTCATAGCTCTGCTCATTTCAGCCTGGCTCCATTCCGCATTATTGTTCAACTTAAGCGATAGCGTGGATCTGCCAATTTCTAAAGCATCCGCAAACTTTTCGAACGTGGTGTACTTGGTTTTAATGCGTAATTTAAGGTTTGTATAATCGTAATTCATCACTTTCTCCTTTGTTTAGTTTTCTAAACTATATCGCACATTATTCCGTCTGTCAACACTTTTGTTTAATTTTCTAAAAAATAATGTTTGATTTTCTAAACTGCTTGTGTATAATGGTATCACCTTAAGCAGAAAGGAATTTACGATGGATATAAGAACTAAGAGATTAAATGAGGCTTTTCACGCTTCTGGGCTCTCGCAAAGCGAGCTTTGCGAGAAAGCCAATATAAATAAAGGTGCGTTATCTTCCTATTTGTCTGGAAGGTATTTTCCAAAACAAATCGCATTAGAGAAGTTATCATCTGCATTAAACGTCTCTATTTCTTATTTGATGGGGTTTGACGATAGTTCACAAAAGAAAGTATCCTCTCGTCCTCTTCCATCGAATATCATTCTGCCTTCAGCGCACAAGCTCCCCATTATGGGTACTATATGCGCAGGAGATGGTGTTGTATGCGAAGATGATTACCAGGGTACGTTTATAGTAGATATAGATGTTAAAGCGGATTACTGCCTAAAGGTACACGGCGACAGTATGATTGGTGCCAATATCTATGATGGAGATATCGTCTTTATTTCAAAGTCTTATGATTTTGTTCAAGATCAAATATATGCAATTGAAAGATTAGATTACAACGAAGCTTCTCTAAAGAGAGTTACGCAGGATGGCGACACGTTGATACTTAACCCTTGCAATCCTGAGTATCATGCAATGGTTACTGACTACGAAGAAGTGAGAATAATCGGGCGATGTGTCGGAGTATTGCATAAGTATGTGTAGATGTGGAATTAATTAGGAGGTCTATCATGAAAGCTTTTAGAGGATATGTTTTATGTGTAATAGCTGTATTCCTTTTAGGACTTATCTGGGCAGTTTCCACTGACCGATATAATAAACAACACGCTAAAAATTCAGCAGTCCATAAAGTGATCAAAGAAAGCAGCCAGGATGAGGAAGAAGATAGAGATTTTGAAGAACATAGGATAATTGAAGAAGCGAAAGAAGATGCTGTTGATTGGACTGATGCGCGTTCTCTTGTAGGTACTAATGCATGCATTAAAGGTAATGTTGTTTCTCAAGACGATGACCGCGAGGACGGTGTGTATCTATATATGGGAAATAGTGTTAGTAATTCAAACAGGTTTCAAGTTTTTGTTCCTGATGACTGCTTATATAGATTTGCAGATAATCACTGCGACTACTACCAGAGCACAATCGCTGTGTATGGAAAGGTTGAATTATCTAATGGTATACCTCAGATAACCGTTAGGCACCCCGACGATATTGTTATTTTACGGTAAACGTAAGAAAGGTGGTATTAACATGTGTAGTACATCAGAAAAAATTAGATACGCGTTATTTGATTGCATATTACCTATATCGATTTTAATTAATATCTATGCTGCGAGGGCTTGATGAAAAGATATAAATTTACAAAGACATTTACATATGATGGCAAGAGGTATTACATCCGGGCAAACTCCGAGCTAGAGCTTGGAATGAAATATCAGAAAAGACTCGAGGATCTAAAAGCTAACCACGTGATTATTAATTCTAATATGACACTTGGAGATTGGGCTAGGAAGTGTGTTGAGACTTACAAGACTAGTTCTAGCGAAGATGCTCGTGATAGGTATTTAGATTTTACAGAGAAATATATAGTTAGTGAGATTGGTCATTATAAACTTAAGGACGTACGTCCTATAATGTGCCAATCTCTTATTAATAAGTATGAGGGTATGAGCAAATATACTATAGGGCAGGTGTATCAGAAGCTTAATTTTATATTTAGAAAAGCTGTGGATAATGGTTTGATTAATTCAAATCCGGCTGCGGATATATCTAAACCTACAGGCACATTAAATAAAAGGCGCTCTCTAACCTCTGAGGAGCAAGAGGTATTTGTTAAATGTGCTTTAAGGCATCAGTACGCTATATACTTTATGCTTATTTACCTATGTAGCTGCCGCCCTTCCGAGGCAGCAAAGATAAAGTATGAAGATATAGTTGTTAGCAAAGAACGTAAATATATTCACGTACGAGGAACTAAGAGTGCAGCGGCCGATAGATATGTACCACTCCCAGATATGCTAGATGATTTACTTACTGGATCTACCGGCTATTTAATCACTACATCGCAAAATAATACTTTATCCCATAAAAAGAGATTGTTCGCCTGGAAGAGTCTTGTGCGAGATATAAATATAGAGATGGGCTGCAAGATGTACAGGAATCAGCTTATACCGCCTTATCCTTTCGGTGATGATTTATCCACATACTCACTCAGGCATACGTATTGTACCAATCTTCAAAAGAAAGGTATTGATATTCGCACTGCTCAATATTTAATGGGACACTCTGATATTAAGATGACTGCTAATATCTATACACATACAACATTAGATAGTCTAGATGATAGTTGGGATATGATTAACGCAAAGTAAAAGTACACGCTCGTGCGTGTACTTTTTAATAATCGTATTCTTTTGGTAAAACTAAATACCCTTCTTTGTCTCTATATCCGATTACTTCGCATCCTGAAAGGTCTATGTCTATTTCTTTCTTATATTGGTTTATCCCTGCGCTTATCGAGTTACCCACCTTTTCCCAGTCAGAGCGGATATTTTTCGCATCTAAAGACGGATCTAGTCTTTTAACAACTTTATTGTGGGAAGTCGAGTATCTTACCTTCTTGTTTTTATTGAAGAATCTAGAAATCCTATCTTTTAATTTCATGACTGCATATCTCCTTTTGCTATTTATTTTACTTCTATAAAGTAAAAGATACCGCCGCAACGGCGGCATCTCTCAACCGTAATCAGTACGGTTCTCTCTGGCCTTTCCTAGACTTACAGCGCTGGCATTCCGCGAGCGTCTTATTGCTAGGTGCTATTAAGTTTATAGCCTCTTCCGCCTGCTGATCAGTGCAGCGACTACTACTATAAACGCTATATAATAAAGGTCTGCTGTGGGCAATTTCTCGCCCCTAGCTACCGTTATTATCTTGCTACCGCCGTATATGCTAGCTTTTAGGCGGCGCAGACCCACATATTCATGGGTATATGTGGGTAGGGCATCACACTGCCCAGTCCTAAAATTAGACATAGAGCCCAAAGGTCATCTATGTACGTTCGATGGTGATTATATATTATATTTTTTCTTGTTTCAACTACGGCAAAGTATAAGGTGCAACACTAGGTGCAACACTTCATATGTCAATTCGTGCCAATTTAGACCATTAGCCATATCATTTGTTGTCTTTTGCTTAAATAAAAAAGCCTTATATATGCTTGAAATTACAGCATTTACAAGGCTTTTACTTTTGGAGCTGCTGGCGAGAATCGAACTCGCAACCACTTCATT